AATAGCAGAGGAGGGATATGTCAATTCTCCCCACAGGACAAATCAATACAAATACGCCCGGGTTTACCGGGCCTGCCTATGATTTTGCTGATGAATTGCCTCTTCCTGGAGCCGTGGGTGTTCGGCGGGGCAATAATATGGATGATGTAATCGGCGCGGTCAAGGGTGCGGCCTTTTATACAGATATGATTGGGTTTGGCCAGAGCAGTAGTAGTCTAACAAGTGGAATGGGTGCCCTGAGACCTCTCGGCGTAAATTATTTTATTAAGACGGGGCTTCAATGCGAGAATGGTGCCGATATGTGGTATTATGTAAATGGAGTTCCAACAGGCGATGCTCTTGGACCCAAGGTGAAGGCCGGTCTAGCGTCTGCTGGACTTCCAGGACTTCGCGGACTTGCTCCAGGTATGATGGAGGATGCGAAGGATGCCCTAAATCCAGTACCGGTGATGAATGCAATTCTTGGCAGCGGATATCCAAAATGTCGAAAGGTGACTTTGCCTGTAGGAGATACACAGGGAAAAACGGCGGCCTCAGATGGAACTCCTTGGATTGTTGGAGCGATCGATCGCAGCAGTGGCCAACCTATGCAGACCCAGTGGGTTCAGGATGTAAATTCAAGAGGCAGCCCGATTTTTTTGAGTCAATCTGAATTTAATGCTGCTGCAAAGATTTTCTGCCCTGATGGATCGTCCGTGAAAAATCATCCTGGAGGAGATTGTAAGAAACCAGCAATAAGAGAAGGCTTTTCAAGTGGACTTGATACGGAGGGATTGCTTATGGCAGGACTTTTAACTGCGGCGGCGGTCTATGCGATTGCTCGTTGCCGTTAGTATGGATACAATAAACTTTTTGAAGAAGAATCTCTTTTTCAAAAAGTCTTTTTAATTGAAATTGTTACTATGCTTCGCATGCTTACGCAAGGGCACGGAAGACATAGACCGCCGCCACGCCACCGAGAGCCTGGGAGACAACATAGCCGGCCAGTTCAGTCGCAGAGAGCGCACCATTTACGAACATGGCAAGAGAGACCGCAGGGTTCACATGGCCACCGCTGAGGGAGCCGATGCAGAAGATGATGAGGGCGAGTGTAAGACCAATTACTAGCGCATTGCCGGTCGCTAGGATACTTATTAAGAGGAGGAAGGTTCCGAGGAATTCGGCGAGAAGGTTCAGGAAGTTCATGGTTTCTACTAAGGCACCGAAAAATTTGATGCGCCTTTTATTTGTATTTGAACCAAAATTCAATCATGGCCCTCCGTCGCATTAAGAAAGAAATTGATGATCTCACTAAAGACCCTCCAGCAAATTGTAGCGCAGGACCTACTGGAGACGACCTCTTCAAATGGAGTGGTGCCATCTTTGGTCCTGCTGATAGTCCATATGCCGGAGGTTATTTCAAGATGCAGATTCAATTCCCTGTAGACTATCCCTTCAAGCCTCCGGTCGTAACCTTTCTTACGAAGATTTATCATCCCAATATCAATTCTGCAGGTGGTATCTGTCTTGATATTCTGAAGAATCAGTGGTCGCCTGCTCTTACGGTGAGTAAGGTCCTGCTAAGTATTCTGAGTCTGCTTACGGATGCAAATCCAAATGATCCTCTCGTACCGGAAATTGCTCATATTTATAAGTCCAATCGGCAGGAATTTGATGAAAAGGCACGCGCCTATACTCTCAAGTATGCTACGCCTTAGTAGAGAGAGGAATGAAAAGAGATATAATGATTCTTTTAACGATTATACTTGGTCTTTTTTTGTTTATTATTACGTACAACCTACCTAGACAAGTGAAACAACGTGAATTGAGTGGATTTCAGAATATGACCCCTGCCCCTGTAGGGGATAAGCCGATTAAGTATGTGACTGGGCCTGCCGATTCAATGCTGAACCCGCGTATTCCGTATCATCTACTCCAAGGTGTTCTAGAGGATGCGGCCGTTGATGATAAACCGAATACGGCGTTTAATGCGCAGGCGTGCTACGAGAGTGATTTTGCGAATCGGATTCAACTCACTGGAAATTTCAATCAGTTGACAAACAATTATCGCCGCAAAAATCCCGATTCATGCTCGGCGCCTGTGCATGAACTGGTTAACAATTTCTACAAGCCGAGTATGCTCTAGACAGTAGTCTTTTCTGAGCGTTTTGGCATTTATCCGCAGATTAATTTTTACGGGTTGTGCGACGCTTCTTCTTTTTGTTACAACGTGTCCAATGATTATTTACTAGGCATTCAGGTGTATCATCCGGGCCAGGCTTCCAGCCCTTGATATATTTTTTAAAGGGTTCTCCTGTAGTTACTGCGACAATATAGTAGCCTTTTCTGTCCTTGAATATAACGGAACCATCTTTATAATTACCATAAATGACCTTTCCACCCAAGTGTTCTGGCATATTCTGATCTCTTAATATATTTAAAGTTACAAAAAGAATAATTTATACTATGAGTATAATTTATTGTTTTTGGACAGGCGATAATGAAATTACTCAAAATCGAAAAGATTGTTTAGAACAATTAATAAACACTACAGAATGTACTGTAAAATTAATTACAAAAAAGGATTTACATGAATATATACTTCCAGAGTATCCATTACATCCAGGGTATGAGTATCTTTCTGAAACACATAAAGCAGATTATTTACGATGCTATTTTATGCATTTTCACGGAGGAGGATATACAGATATAAAAAGAACAACTGGAAGTTGGAAAAATGCATTTGAAGAGTTTAATCAAAGCATGTACTGGATTTGTGGATATCCTGAAACAGACTCAAATGTCGCATATACGCCTCTAATTTCAAAATGGACGGAATTAATTGGTGCGGGTGCTTTTATTTGTAAACCACAAACTGAGTTTACAAATGAATGGTATACAGAAATGATAACAGTCTTGGATACAAAATTAAAAGATCTTAAAGAGAATCCAGCAAAATTTCCACAAGATTGCAAAGAAAAATCTGAATATTTTTTTTATATTTCCAATTCACAATATCCAATTGAATGGAATGAATTACTTGGACGAATTTTTCATAAAATTGTGTATAAATATAAAAAAAATATTATAAATACACTACCTATGCCGATATTTAATATTGCTTATAGATAGTTCTAATCAGTAATGGCACACACTGCCGACTTACGCTTCACAGAAGATTCAGGAAGGAGAAATACTCCCTGCCTCGCCTTCTTAACATCTTGCCAGAACTCATCAAGTAGAGGAATAATTGACTGGAACCATGCTGTATCACGATATACAGGATGAATCCACGACTTCTCTAGAAACCACGGAATACGCTCGAGGACATGCCATGGAGCCTCAGGCTGTGGATTCCATTTCATATCTCCAATCGGTCCATATGCATATTTTGTCTCAAGGGTGTTGTGATTCTGTAGAAGATAAATTAGACCCTCTGTTGCGCCAAGTGGTGCTTCCTCCATGGAAGCCTTTGCCGTCGCAGACTTGAAAGTGAATTCACAATATTGGCAGACAGGCACTTCAGCAACCTCCATCTGGAGTTGCATTTGATACCAATAATTCGGCGGTACCCCACCTCCCACAATTCGTGAAGAGGGGCACTTAATCTCTACTAGATTTCCAAGCAGGGCCAGATGCTTCGGATCTGTCGCAGTAATAAGACCATCAGGTGATGCTGCTAGTGAGGCAATTGTAGGATGCCTCAGACGACCAAGGTCGACAATAGTGGCGCCCCATTTTTCTTCAAGAATCTGCTTCGCCACCGGTTCAAATCGCGTACCCCAATCAAAAGGCGTCATTTCCGCCGTCATACAGGACTTCTTTGGCGCGGGTCCTGGCGTAAGTGCCTCGCGTGGTACTTTACTCATTACAAGTTGGCCACGAGCCCTGGGAGATCCGAATAGACTATAGAGTTCACTTGCGGTGAGCAGTTCTGCTGTTTCACGATACCACTCATCCGAGCGCTGTACACTCTGAGGCTTTGCTTGTAGGTCCTGAATCCGCGCATGTCTATCAAATTCAACCTTCACAAGAGCATTTGAAAGGCACTTATATCCAATTTTAAAACAGTCGAAAACCTCGTAGGTCTGCTCAGTAAATGTAGCACTCACATCACTCTCCTTCATCAGTGTTGCAAGTTCCCGCTCCATGGTTGTCCACCATGTATCTCCAAGCGTGGGATGCAATGGAGGAGGTTGAACCTCTTCGATTGCATTCAGAAACTGTCCTGTACATTCAAACATGGTCGTATATTGTTGCATTGTTTGAGCGTGGTTCTCGTTAAAATTTATAGTTGGTTGA